AATTAATCTTACATCATATAGAACAAATTCCGTAGTTGGGTTATTTCATGATGCGAAGGATCACAAATTAACCGATCCAAAAATACCTGATAAAAATGCAATATCAAGTGGAAACTATACAATTGGTGTTTCAAAAAATTATTCAACACTCACCTCTGCATGGGCCGACCTTGATAATCTTCAGGGAGACTTAAACTTCGATCTTCAAACTGCGATAACACAAACAGTGGCAACGAGCGGGTCCGCTGTTCTACACGGACACACTCTGTCACACACAAGCAATTATAAACATTACGGCGATCCAACCAGAGATGTAAACCTTGTCAGTGTGAACTATAACGCATCAATGTGCCGTCTTGAGTTTGAGGGGCCGGGGACTCTTATATTTTCAGATTGGTATATGAAAAGGGTAACAACCGAGACGCCCGGAAGCTCTGCAGATTTTAAACTTCAGAATACCGATATTGCATTGGACATATACTTTAGCAACATTATGCACGATGGAAACGGACTTATAAATGGGTGTCTTTATTCTTATGATGTTACCCCTACAATTTATTTAAAAAATTTTAAAGTATGGGATTGTAATGATGCTGGATTTTATATAGAAAATGGAAATGCAAATTCTGTTTATGAAAACATCACAATTTATAATAGTACGAACTATTGGGGATTTCGTGTTGCAAGCGGGCAACCCGGTAAAGCTAATAGAATAGCGTCGTTTGGTGGCGCCGATGGTGATTTCGACATGGGGTCCTTTTCTATTTTTAATAAATGCGCATCAAGTGACGCGAGCGGATCAGAGGCTGGGTTAAGAAACCTTGTTGCGGCGAATTGTTTTGTTTCACTCGACGATACCAATACTGAATTTTTAAAAATCAAATCATCTGGCGCCTTGGCTGGAGGGGCGAATTCCACATCTTATCTTGTAAACAATGTTGTCGATATAGCTGGATATTCGCGCCCATCAACCGGATCGATATATTCAGTTGGCGCTAATGAGCTTGAGAATACTTCAGTATCACCTTCAGCATCAACGTCTCCATCATCGTCTCCGTCACCTTCAACCTCTCCAAGTTCGAGCGAGTCGGCATCAAGAAGTCCGTCGTCATCATTGTCTCCAAGCTCAAGCGCATCCTCATCCGCTAGCCCTTCGTTGAGCCCATCCTCATCGGTATCGGCTTCAAGATCGCCAAGTTCAAGCGCATCCATGTCTTTAAGCCCATCGTCATCAGTGTCGCCGTCTATTAGCCCAAGTTCGAGCGTATCGCCTTCTATAAGCCCTTCGTCATCAGAATCTGCATCAACGAGTCCATCATCGTCGAGCAGCGCATCACAGTCACCAAGTTCAAGCGCATCACAGTCAGTGTCGCCAAGCTCGTCGCCATCGCCATCTACAACCAGTACGCCAAGCTTTAGTCAATCGCCATCATCTTCTGAATCGTCGTCAGTATCACCATCATTATCCCCTTCGTCTTCCGAGTCATCGTCGATGTCACCTTCGTATTCACCATCAGGTTCGTATTCGCCATCAGCTTCGACATCGCCATCGATATCTCCAAGTAGAAGTATTTCTCCTTCTGTGAGCCCTTCTGGATCAATATCAGCATCATTAAGTCCATCATCTTCAGCTTCATCTTCCAGATCGCCAAGCTCAAGTATGTCTAAGTCAAGGAGCCCGTCATCGTCAGCTTCAGCTTCAAGAAGTCCATCCGGATCAATGTCACCATCATCATCTATGTCTGCGTCCGAATCTCCGGCTCCACCAGTCCCTGGTGAAGTTTACTTTTATGACTGCGCCATCAAAGCTGGAAACGTATTCGCTCATCAGACGCCAAACTTTGTTTTGACGATGTCTCACTGCGAGACCAATAAGCTTGAATCTTCATATGATCCAACGGTAGCGAGTAATTGTAATTTTGAATCAGAGGCGCTCGATACATTGCCAGAAGCTTTTATAGCGGCAGAGTTTCCCGCCAATATCGGAAGCTTTATCTACGACACTTATAACATACAGAATGATGGATCTGGAATAACATTCTGGACAGACAACGACATCTTGTATGGTATGTTAGGGACATTGAGATACGGGATAGGATATTTTTACTTTTATATATCTGTCCCAAATCCAAGTACGCCGAATCCGATTATTAAAACATCCACTACAGATAATAATTTCCCACCAAAATGGGAAACCACACTGCTACAAGCGCATAACTTATTGGGTGTTCCAGAGACTGTGATTAAAAAATGGAATTCAGCAAGATACGGGGTATAGAATGAAGAGCTACGATACAGACATAACTACCCCAGTAAAATACTGGGATTGGCTAACGACATTTTTTGATTATCTTTCTGATGAGGATAGAGAGCTGTTTGAAAATTTCTGGAATGGACTTACAACGTCCGGAAATGTTTTAATAAAAAAGGCTAATCGTCTTCTTAACACGTCGGCGCCAGAGCATTCTTCTGAAAATCTATGGGAAGATTTTTATGAAATCCAGGTCGGCCCATTTCATTCTAAACCGGTCATACTCGATCCGACTCTGACGGGTCAAAATTATCTCATTCGTCCGATTTCAAAAATACTCATTGAGCCCCAATATGAAAATGACATCAATCCGGTTTACCATGATGCGATAGAGATAACCGCGAGTGATTATTACAAAATTCGATCAATCGGATTGGAATGTTATGTGGTGGTTAAAGTTAAGAACGATTCCATTCCCGATCGGTACTTCAAAGTTTTTAATTTATTGTCATCGGAAGAGGCCACTGAAAGAGCGGAGTATGCCGAAGTTGATGTCAGCGTAAATGATGATGACACCTCAGATCTTATTGGCAGGATAGCATTTGAGAGCAAGGTGTCATATTCGATATCAAATTTTAACGTGTCGTTTATTGATGATGTATCATCTCCGGTGGCCACCTGGGGTTCCACATCGCTCGTCATCAATACTAATGGCCAGTCGGTTGAAAGTATTATCACAGCCGCAAACATATACAATTCAAACTCATGGGCCACACTGTCAAATAAATCTGGTTATAATACCATAGATGGTGTTTTGGTTAGAAAGCAAGTAGCACCCGTATTTCAAACCAGTCCCATAAAATTTCACGATCTTCCAAATTTTAGATATTGGTCAACAGATAGCGGGAGGCACTACCCCGGATCTGGCATGGTGTGGAAATGGTTTGATGGGCTTAATAATAGTTCTCCAGATGCCAGCTCACACATTGGAAATTCTTATTACGGAGAATACATTGAAGACCGGTCTAAAAATAAATACATTGTTGTTGTCGATGGCGACCTGTCGTACATTGGCGACAACCCGTTTTCTATCTATTTCACGACCGGTAGGGCATACGATATTGATAGCTGGGTCATATACCTCCCACAACTCCACACCCATATAACAGATGGGTATCCGATAGAATTCAAGCTTGATGCAGACTATTCTGTTTCAGATAATATTGTCGAATTCAAACACGATATTGTCGCTTCCGGGGAAGTATCGAGCGAAGATATTTTATATTGTAAAAAAGCGGAAATTATAGAACATTTTCTTTATGAGATGTTCGGTAACCTCGTAGGTATTCCGGATTGGTCGATATATAACCATAACAATTTTTCAGGCAAGGCGGCCATCAACAGCGCACTGCTGTCGCTTCAAAATGTGAGTAGCCGGCAAGACTACCAGCGAGCATTAAACGCTTACTACGGGCTTCCTATAGCTCCACAGAACAGCAAGGTAATAGGCCTATACGAATCTTATGGATACAAAATATCCAGCATACGCGGAACGGGTGTAACCCTTGAGCTAAAGCCAGGGTCGGAGCTTCACCAATTCGTACAAGATGGTGGAAGATTTTTTATAGAGGACAAGCCTGATGCGATTATCTTTTCTGTAACTAACCGCTTAACTGGCGAAATTCAAATGAAGGATGCCTCTTTTTTGGCTGTTGGTGACGAAATGCACATCAAACTTCGCAATCGATTTATCCTTCGAGACATTTATGCCGAAACCGTCGACGACGCAGCCTACATCACAATTTATAGCCCAGAGGGACACGCTGCCATTCAGCACCTGATAGACGTTACCAACACACTTTCTAATGGAAAGAGCTGGCCAGAGATCCTGATTTACGATACAGAGAAACTTGAGCATAACTACAATGGGATTTACCATATCACATTTGCTGAGCCATTCGGTGGAAATGGCAAGATGGCGAAGCTGACTCTTTATAAAAAGCCGAGCAATGGCGAACCGCTTTATAACGACTATGTTGGCGGGGATGGGATACAGGAAACTGATATTTCGGCACGGCATGGTTCGGTTCACATTCCGTGGCCAACTCACAAGTTCCTGTATCTCCTTATGGAAAATAATGAATACTTCAAAGCATACCTCGACGCCCCGATAGATACGATTTTTGATGACGAGGATTCGGTTGAGCAATATCAAATCCTGGCAAGAAACGTATCAATATTGACCAAAGAAATGTTCATGAAATGGGTGCAATTTGATAATTTTAAAAGGTATAATGGAATCAACCTGGAGTCGGATTCGCTCGAGGTAATAAGGGCGCTTCCGGGGGCCATTTTTGGAAATTATTTCCCGAGTAGTTATGTAGAGACGAAATAACTATATTTATAGTATAATATCTCTGAGGAGAGCTCATGCAAATAGATACGACCACCCGATCAGCGATGATCGATGTTCTGAAAACAAAGCTACTTGCGAGCACGATGCTCATAAAATTCTACACGAATCTTGATGCAGTAACCCCGATATGCGCAGTACCATTTGGAGGCTTCACATCGATAGCCATAGGTGACAAGATTGGGTATAAGTTTGTGGATTCTTATGGCAACAACGTTTTAAGGGGAGCGGTTACCGCTTCGGGAACAGTGGCTTATTTCGTTATTCATACAACAGATGTTACACCGGTAGAAATAATCCACGGGACTGTTGGAGCGCTGTCGACAACCAAAGACATCAGGTTTAATAGCATAAACTGGAACACAAGTTCAAATATTACGATTACCGATTTATCAATCATAATGTTGCAAGGGGCGTAAAATGCAGACCTCAGTATTTAGTCAAATATTGTACCATTCTCTGCGCGGCGAGCAGATGTATGGTGGAACGTTATCGGTTGATGAATTAATCGTCCCGACCGAAGAGGTGGGGCCTGCTAATGGTAGGGGATCTATTGATGGCAAATATTTTGATATTGGATTTAACAGCCCGATAAATTCAGTTAGGGCAAAAAGCATAATAGTATATCCGTTTGTCTCATCAAACTTTTCCAGTTTCATTGTTAAAGATAATGCAAACAGATCTCTAATCGAAATATCTCAGGAAGATAGCGCACCAGGAATTAAACTTTATGATGTCGTTGGCGGTGTATGCGCTTACATTTCTAACGGAGTGGCATCATTTACCAAAGCCCTTATTGGATCAAACGATCTAAACGAAATAACTCAAGGGGTAAATTTTAGAGCTATTGGTTATTCTGTGATGGATTTTTTAAAAGGACAAAGCGCAAATTTCGACTATACTGTTACCGCGCAAGATTTTACTGTCCCATCATTGACTTATGGGTTTGCAGCCTTAGGTTCCCGAGTTGAAGACGAACTCTATCCATGGTATTCTAATGATATGCTCCCCCTTGATCTTTCAGGCACAGGAAGGCTGACAAATACAATTGTTGGTGAGCTCGGGAAGATGGGAGATAGTACCACACTAAGTTTGACTCAGTGGGGCTATTTGGCATCAATGCAGAATGTTTCAACGGCTTCGAGTCCAATATTTGTAAATGTTGCTGCGACTAAATTTTCAGGAATGATCGACCCTAGCCCCGCAGGACATACGATAAGTGATCTTGAATACTTTATAAAAAATTATCGAGAATACCCAGAGGCTGCAATTGCATACACAGTAGGCGCTGGATGGTCTGGAACGATACAGCTAAGAATCTCTGTAATTGGAAAGCTGTGTACTATGGTAATAACCCCTACACTATACCAAGACAGCGATCCATCCAATTCTCCAGGATTGGTTTATATCTCGTCCCTAGCAGCCTCAAACTCAGCTAGAACTGAAAAATTAAAGATTGATTTTTCTAATAGTAAATATTCTATCATAATGGCAAATATTGGGGCTACAACATGGAAACGTCCATCATTTGAATTCAGAGGATCAACGCAAATAAATTCTAATACTACAATAGCGGTTAATTTATGCGCTGCAGCTCCAATAGCGTCAGACCCGTATTTAACAATTGGTCTTATGGGTCCAACGGTTGGTCAGGAAACTGGCGGTTCATATAATTGTCAACCTATAAGCTGGGCCTCATCTACAGGCGGTCAATATTTAAGATTTTATCCGCAAACATGGACTTGGTTCGTAGCATAAGGAGCTGAACAAATCATGAGACTTCCACAAGTATTAAACTTTTCAACATTGACCCCCGATCAGGTTATAGCAGTTGACGGAGCCAATGTCATTGATGATACAACACAGGAACAGCTTGGGCAAACTCTAACACTGATCCCTGTGAATATTGATATTTACGGTTTGGCATCAGCTTCACATGTTGGCACTTATGCGGCATATCTTGAATATGAAGCAACAGTTGATTGGTGGATTATACGAACATTGTATTTTTCTCAATACCTTTCAGATCAGGAAAAGTATGTAGCCACCATTACCGACCCCGGGCTTGCCAATAATATGCGGTTGATCAAAGTCCATGAGTTCAGCGTTGACAATGGTGGACTTGAGGCCACATTGATGAGGCTCCCATTTCAAGTTGAGATTGGTGACGGTGAGGCTTGGATACGATGGTACAATACCGAAGGTGACTTCGCATTCCCTCAAGCCGCTTTATACAAGGCCCCTTTGTACCAAAATGGAGTTGGAACTACACCAGCTACCGACCCAGCGAGAGTAACGCATCGCGGAGCCGTTATAGTCAATCCACAATCGGAGTAAATATTATGAATCAACTTTTTGAAATGTACAAACGGGCAGAGCTTCAAACAAAAGGGCCAACCCCTTTGTATGATAGGCACAAAGTTCCTCTTTGGAAAACATTCATCGCAGGAGCCGACCCATCTGGTGTAAGTACATTTAATATTGCCCGCAGGGCCTCTAACCACAAGGAGAATCAGGTCGTAGGAACTACGGCTGGAGTTATCAGTGGTGTTGCTGCATTACCATCGGCCGTTAGCGGCATGATTGGTGGAGTTAAAGGGGCGATAAAAACACATGGCGGTATTAAAAAAAGAATTATTGGTGCCGCTCAAGGTTTTGGAATAGGCGCTATTAGTCCGTACAAACAAATATATCATGGATTCGCTGCAGGAAAAGCCCTTGGGGAATCTAAAAGACTTGGCAAAGTTACCCCTGAAGCTCTTCATCATATACAAAACGTTTTAGGTATTGAGATGAGCGGTAAGTCAAGTCAAAGACTTTCAAACCTATCATCGTTAATAGGCAAATCAAAAACATTTCGCGAAGGCGCTGGCAAACTTCAAAAATATGTTGGTGGGCAAACAAAAATGATTGCCGCAGGGTTTGGTGCCAGCGGTGCGATTGGTGGACTATCGTCTTATGTCCAATACAATCAGGGCAAAGATATTGGCGACAAAGAAATAGCTTTTAACAGGAAGATACGCGGCCTTGAAGCTCAAAAAAAAGCATAAAGGGTAATCATGATTGCAGGAAAATCTTACAGTCTCGCAAATCCAATTCTTGGTTCTGCGGCCTTTAGCGATGGTTTAAGGGCCGCTTCTTCATTTGCCACTCTTTCGGTGGGAACCCAGATAGATCCATCCACTCCATACCAATACGTTCGTCAGCCGGCAAACGGCGATGATGTAACGGTCACGATAAAGAGTGGCGTCATAACATTCTCCCATCCACAATCGCATCCATACGTTGGCATTGGCGATACTGTTGTTTTTACAGATGGCCAGGTGGCAACCACCGTTTATCTGAATAAAAAAATATCCACAAGGAAATGGGAAGTTCGTGGCGGATCATCGTTCGGTGCTCCAGATGATGTTATCGAGGCGCAGACTCTCGTAAAAATAGATAAGACGTTCCCCGGTATACGTGAAGCGATTGATGGATCGACCAGTGGAGCACTTGCAATAATAGGAAATAGTGTTCTGGCAAGCCAAGTCAATGCAGTAGCATTAAGGTGCCAGCTTCGCATAGCGATGTATGAAATGAGCGAGGAGATAACAACTGATGCTGTGGCCCTCGTATCTGTGGATGGGTGGACTACTGACGAAGAGTGCTGTGTAAAGATTTTTTGCCCAAGCGATATAAAATCAGAATGCAACAGCGACCAGAGACACAAATACGTTTTGGATAAGAACAATGACAAGGTTGGAATATCACTTGTCAGCAACTATACGATAATTCAGAGTCTTTGTTTTGATGGACACAGTCGCTCCGATAACAAGATGATCGATTATAATTCAACAACGCTTTCCAAAACAAAAATACTTGATTGTAGATTTTATGATTGTGGATACGGCATTACGTCTACAGAGACCCCTGCCGACAATCAGGTAATTAAAGGAAACACTTTTTACGATATCGCCTTTGACGCTATTGTCATGGCGCACAGCCGCGTGAATATCTACAGTAACACAATAGTTTCTTGTGCCGGGTTCGGAATACATCTTACCGGTAATACCGGAACCTGCAGGATAGTAAATAATCTTGTACAGGGGTGTGATACGGATAGCGACATTGTCGCTTATAGCCAGTCTGACGATATCGCCTGCTGTATAGTTGATGACAATTCTATTCCCAACAATGCCGGGAATATGAAGAACACAACCGTTCTATTTAAAAACGCAGCAGCCAAAGACTATCGCCTCGATGTCAGGGCTATCAACCCAGCAATTATCAGCGGAAGTGATTTGTCAGAAGATGCTTATTACGCTTTTAACACTGACGCTTTTGGTAACAAGATTGATGAGTCCTGGTCGATCGGATCACATCATTTCGTAAGAGAGCTTAGGCTGGCCGCCGGATACCCTTCAACCACCGACTTAAAGACAGATACATCTCCACTTACAGCGTCGATGTCAGAAATGGGTTTGCTCACATTCAGCGAGCCGCAGGTAAATGAAAATTTGTGCGCAGGATGTGTAGTTACTCTTTTTGGCGGCGTTACAGTGTTACTGTGGGAAATGGTTGATAGTTCAAATTGGAAAGTGACAGATACCACGACCCCGGGCCGAGGAGATTTTACATTAGTCGGATCGTTAAGCGTACTTTCGATCAAGGTTGCATTTGAAGGCGTGTATTCAGCATTAACACAAGGGATAGCCAAGCCTTATGGTGATGGCGATATTCTTGATTACTTGTCGACCGATACATCCATAGATGCGGTTACCGACGATATTAAAATCGTTCTAAACTGTTCTTATGGAGATGTCAACAAGGGCGCCGAGATAAATGGATCATTTGACGAAACAAGAAACATTACTGTTAAGGCCCCAAACCTTCCAGGAGTCGATTGTAATATATCCAGAAGGCATAATGGAAAATTTGATAATTCAAAGTTCTATATTCAGGCGTCAAGTAATATCTTTGATGGGTTTTCAATTTATTCAGACTTTGTAACCATTGACGGGATGCAAATATATGCAATAAATAATGGAGTTTCAGTGGTTAGGGGGCATAGTTTTAGCATCATCAATAATATTATATCTGGCGCCGGTGACGACGGAATCAAGATACAGACTGGTGAGGAAAGCGAAAGATCAATAATAGTCAACAATATTATTTATGGATGTGTTGGCGCTGGGATAGATGTATTCCAGGGGGCGTTTACAGCCCAAAACTCTCATCTCGCGATTTATAATAATACCATCATATGCAAGGGTCAGGGAATTTACATATACTCGCTCCCTGATGTTGGTGTCTCACTTGCAATTAGTATCAAAAATAATTTGGTCCAAGGGTTCCCGACTGTTGGGGTTGGACTTATAGAGATGCTAAAATCGACACCTGATTATCAGGGAAAAAATTATCAAATCACGAATTTTAGCAATGAGTTGATGTCAATTGATTCGTGTTGGAGCGAAGACGACTCGACGACCAAATATGGTGGATTTAATAACGGATCAGCCCTGAGGATAAGGTTTCGTGACAGGGCGGCAGATGACTATCGAATAACTTTCTCGGATTCGTTATTGATGGAAAACGCCGAAGAGCTGTCAGCGGATGGATTTTATAATTTCGATAATGATATTAAAAATTCCAACAGATCAATTATCAAATGGAATGTTGGCGCTGATAATTTTTCAGTATCCTCAGCCAAAGAGTCTCACTTCTCTGTCGGAATAAACACTCAGAATTTGGATCCCGACTCGCCAGGAAGAACGGCGACAATTTCGGATAGCATCATAACATTTGATGGTGACGGAATATCGGCCGCTGTTGGCGTTGGTGACAAGGTTGAATTTGCATATGTCAGCGCCCCAATGGTTACGCTGTATTGTTATCTTGCCGAGAAGGGCAATAATAAAATATGGGTCATCAGGACCAATGAGGGATCGCAATATCCTTCAGAAGGGCCCATTGTCGTTGCAAGTATTAAAAGAGTGTCAGATACCCTTGAAAATGCTCTTGACGTTGGCGGTACAGAAAAGATTTACAATGAGCTTGGTGGGACTACAAAAGACATAGGTTCAATTTTTACAAAAGTGTTCGTGTGGTGCTATAATGATGGGGCCGACACATCAGCCGGACCAGTAATAGATGGATGGAATGGGTCGATCGCCTATCCAATGATTGTATCTGTTCCATGGGATATTGCGACTCAGTGCAATACGCGCCAGAGACATTTTGGTGTTTGGTCAGTAGATTCGTTTTCACTATCACCGGCAACAGGTGACGGTTTCACAATATCAAGCCCGTGTGTCCATATAGACGGTTTCCAAATTGAATGCTCAAATGGGGACAACGGTATTTTGTGCAATCAATCCGGCACCACGGCTGGAAATAATCTTATCAAGAACAATCTCATTCGAGATACAAAGAATGGTATCTATATCGATAGTACCTTTGCAATAGCTCAATGCGCCATTCTAAATAATATTATCTATGGAACTTTTGAAACCGGTATCTACGCTCTCAATGGATATGTTTACAATAACACAATCGTCAGCCCATCAGTTCTCGGTGTGTCTGGATTAGCTGCCGCTTCTGGCGAGCTCAGTGTAATAAATTGCCTTGTCACAGGGGCCCCTTCGTCGGGATGCTTTGCGATAAATAAGCTCAATGCCGGATTTTATAATTGCATTAGCCAAGACACAACTGCTAATGGAACGAATTGCGTTGCCAATGTTGTTGGGATTAATTTCGCCGACGCAGCGAATGATGATTATCATTTAAGGCGAGATGATTGGGTTGCATTAAATTACGGAATGCAGCTTAAAACATCATTCGTCTGGTTTGAATTTAATTCAGATATCGATCTCGAAGCTCTTAATGGTTCATACGATGGTTATACCAATTGGAGCATTGGGGCTGATAGCAATCCAAATATGGAAACCGTTAAATTGTATTTCTCAGCCAGTGCTGAAAATACTGCAGATCTTTCCGAACCATCAACAAAGGTTTATATTTCCGGCGGATCAATGGTTTTTGATACACCCCAAGATAATGATAATCTTGGAATTGGCGACGAGGTAACATACGATACCAATAAGGTGTGTTATCTTTATCAAAAGATTTCCACAACACAATGGTTAGTAAGGACAAAGTACGGATTAAACCCGGATGACATCGGCCTTACAACACCAGTCGACCTTGAAACAATTAAGCATAAATTTAATGCAACTGATATAGAAGCTTTCTTGACAACAGTTAGAGCGTTTTTATCAATTTCTCCAACCAATTTTACAGATTTAATAAAGGCGAAGTATCAGATCAATTTTCCATTTTACAAATCAACATCGAAAATAGGGCAGCATGTTTATATTTATGGGTTCGTGACAAATGAAGACTGCTATTTCAGATTGTACACTCCTGATGATACAATCAATGAGTGCAATACGAGGCAGAGATACAAGGGATGGTATCAGGCAGAAGTGCATACAGATGCAGTAGTATTTGAGCCGCCAGACACTCTTTACGATCATCCGGAGGCGGGATATCAAATACAGGTAAGCCAAAATTATACTGTTATAGAGGGTGTGGTGATTAATGCAAAAGCGTTAACATACACAAGCAATAATGGCATCAATATATTGGAATCTGTTGGCTGCAAAATAATTGGATGCACCATCATAGAGGCTAATTTCGGAATATTGAGTCTTAGTGATTTTTATTTGGTTTTATCTTATAGAAAAATTATTGCAAATAATATCATTATCCGGCCAACAGTTATTGGAATCCAGGGTGGCGGTGACGATATCATGTACAATAACACCATAATCTGCTCTGGTGCTTACTTTGGGTTTATGAATTTTTCAGCAGATATTTTAATAAACAATATTGTTCAAGGGGCCGCCTCTCAAGATTATTATACTCCAAATTTTGTTACATACTGTCTTAGTTCAGACGCATCTGCCGGGACTGGAGAAGGTTGCATAATCAATTCTCAGATTTTGTTTGCAACTTATGGGATTGATAATGATGACTATCATTTGTCAGCAAGTGATAGTGTGGCAAGAGGGTCTGGCAAGCAACTTGTTTACAATAGTAACTACAAATTATCCGTTGATGCATCTAATTTGCCACGCGGTAAAAGGTGGGATCTTGGAGCCCTGGAATTTGAAACAAGACACGTTTATTATTCTGTAGGATTAAATCCTAATAATTTAAAATCAAATCCATTAGGGGTTTTGGGTTTTGAAATAACAAACTATGTCGGAGATCGGCCAGTAGAAGGCTATAGCATTATTACATTCTCATCAGACCAGATCGACGTTGGAGTCGGAGTTGGTTGTGAAATAACATCTACAAACTCTGATGATTTTCCGGACGGATGTTTTATTAGCGGGAAGATTGATTACAAAAATTGGTACGTTACCGATAAGAGTGGCTACGCCATACCATATGGTAGTGGCGAGGTGTCATCTATAAGAAGAGCATACGCAACACTTGGCGTTGCCATTGATGAAATATTTACGAATAAATTATCAAGCGATCTTATAGGAGAGCAGGTCCAGGTTAGCATTGCATGTTACAAAGACTATCCTGATTCGTCAACTGCCACTGTTTATTTTTTAAATTGTGATTCTGATTTTAATCTTATAATATATGCGCCAACAGACACTGAGCACGAAGTAAACTCCAACCAAAGTCATGGTGGAGATCCATCAAATGGATACAAAATATTGGGAAATTATAATGATACCGAATCAAACTGGTCTATCAAAGTAATTGGAACGTCGTATGTTGAAATTGAAGGCTTGGTGGTAATGTCGCCATACAATATCAAAAGTAATGGCATTTGGATAGATTATGGAAAGAATTATTATCTATCAAAAAACATTGTGCATGGTTGCACTGGAGACGGAATAAAAACGAGTCAGCCGCTTCCTCAGAGTTTAGACTTCATCGTCAATAATCTTGTGTTTAATTGCTCTGGTGATGGCATATCAACCGGGTCGAAATATGACTCAAGTGGATCAAAGACATTCATATATAACAACACTGTTTATAAATGCTTCAGAGGAATACATTTTTGGAATAATGCTGACGCTCAATACTCATCCATTTTAGGAATATGCATTAACAATATATGCCAGGAATCCTTGCTTAAAGATTATGTAGAGGAGTATCCGGCTCTGGGTATGACTTTGCAAATATCGTATTGCACATCAAGTGACGATACTGCTAATTTCTACGGCGGATCTATTAATGATACGAATAAGATCGTTCAATTTATTGACAAGGTCGGTATGAATTTTAATCTACTGCCGCAAGTAGATTATTCTGCAATAGATAACGGAAGAGACCTTTCCGACATTTCAATAATAGCGTTTGCCGATGACATTCAGTATAAGAATAGAGAACCTGGAATGTGGGACCGTGGCGCATTTGAAATTGTATCAATTTCAGGATCTGGCGAGCTTACGGCCGGACCGGTTGGAATTGAAGGGATATGCTTTGCCAGCAAGACCATACCGATACTTGAATTACATTTGAGAAAAGAGGGTTACGAGCTTCCCGATGTTGAAAATTTCTACTCCATAGATGTTGACGGAATACTCGGTCGCCCATCGATAAATACATTTCTTGCCGCCAACAGTGCGTATAAATCATATAGCATCGTCGTCTATGTCCAGGGCGGAGAATCATTTGCCGGACAATTTGTTTTTGGACCACGCACCGGGGCGAAAACCGTTATCGTAAAAACTTGGCCGGCCGAAGAGCATCTTGGCCCAGCATCAATTTTATATGAAGAGTACCTTGTTGATGCGACATCTAAGCAAAGCGTATTGACATTTGAAGATCTTAAACTGTATTGCGGAAATAATACATACGATAATAATTATATGATTATTACCGCAGGCGCCACGCAAAAGTTAAGATTCATCCAATGCATTGTTCAAATTAATAGGGACGCAATTGTTGACATTACCGATTGCGTGGTACAAGTTGTGAGCTCGATATTGATATATAGAAATAAATACGACCAGGACAACATGTATCTTGCGAACAATGATTTGATTTCCGGCAACTACATGTACAACTCAATGGTTCTGTCTTATAGAACTTCAGATCTTGAGTTTCAGTTGAGTCGATTTGTTTGCGATGATATCGTCTCAAACTGTCTGTCTTACAATTATTCAAATGGCGGGTTCGCTTTTACGAATCCTTCTACAAAAGTTATTAATTGTCTGCAGGATACCGACCCATTTATAAATGAATTCAGTTTAACCACTCGGCTGTTTGATATATCAACAGTTATGGTGTCTCCATTTATGCTTGATAACGATTCTCCCGCAATCAACGCTGGTGATAATTTATTGGTAGAAACGTCGACAGACATTGGTGGCAATGATAGAATATTTAATTTTGGAGTTGTCGATATTGGCCCAAGAGAATCTGAAATTCATCATCTTGAATTCAAGTCTCAATCAATAGCATCTGTTTTTCAAGATAAGATTTTCATTAATTTTGAAACGAAAGAATGTTTCTTTGCCGAGTCAGATCTGGTATTAAAAGATTTTTACCATCAGTTTGACGGTAGCATCGGGTATCGCGAAGAGTTCATTCGAGAGTCTAAAATCGTCATTACGCTGAAGTCTGTCGAGTCGGACTTCTCCATCAAAACGGATAAAATAGACACATTGGTTAATTCATTCGAGGCTTACTACGATGCCAATGCGATGGCTATCATAATAAAGAAAGACGCAAAGATATTCGGTAATCTATTCAGCAATATTTTTCTTGATGGAAGATTTATTTTTGAATTTGATGAGATTACCCATACGCTTTCAGTTTATATTAATGATACTTATAACAAGGGTGCGTCTGGTGACAAAAACCCTGTTAAGAATGTAAAATTTGGTGGAACGGCACTTGTACTGAAATAGGAATAATCATTATGAATGTGGTTAATTCAAAAAGATCTACTCCGCAGGGAGATGTCATCGGATCGTTTTCAGAAGATAATAAATTCGTGGCAAGCGGCGTAGCGAAGGGATATTGCACAGACTCATATTCATGGATTGCCGATTTCAGATCCAAGGCTAAGAATAATGTTTTCCTGAATCCACACATAGGATACATTTCTTTTTTTAGCGATAAGGAAATTTTATACGAGGAGCTGGGCAATGTAGCTTCTCTACAAAGCGCGTATCCGTTCATTTCTACCTACATAAGGCAAAAGCTGCCCCCGCATAGTTTTGAGATGTCGAAGATGCAATATTCCCGCATAAGCAACAAAGGTGCGGAATTTGATTTGATAGAATATACAAATCCATCGGATCAGATCAAATCACCAAAACTTGCGGACTCCGACCTTCCAACGCCGGAGCCGATTGAATACAATCATGGGTTCTGGAGGGCGCCAGCTTTTTATGCCTCTGGATATCGCGTGCGTCTTGATAGTGCGCGTCAACCTTATGGGTTGGATTTTTATGACATATACTACTGGGGAACCCCCAAAAGCATTTACACTATTTTAAATCTCGACAGTTCGGAATTGAACCTTGGAAACTTTTGGAATAGTATCTACAGTTCAGAGAATAGGGCGTTCCATCAGATAGTAGACCTTATTGGTAATACCGGTGATGATCTGCTGGAAGACAATTACGATTCTGTTAAAAGAATAACGGATGTTAAATTCAACATCGCCAATTCTAAGCTATTCTATTTCGAAAACAGCTATGAGTGGATTTGCTATTACAACGACTCTCAGCATTACTCTGAAAGAAAATACTCTCCGTATTTAGGTCTGGTTAATCTTTATTTTTTAAATCAAAATGTCGAAAACGGTGATGTGTATTGGCCAGGAATTGTTGATTGGAAACAAATATATCAGGAGCCCACATATGGTGCGTTTGTCGGTTTTTTTCCACAGATAATTCGCGGTCAGATTGTGGAACCGGCTAAGATAATTTCGTATTGGGGCGCATACAGGGCTGGAAAAGTCTATACGAGCGGTCAAATGGCGATAAACATGGGAGTTACCAATGGTGAACCTGATGACCAATCGCGCATAACATACAGCGCCTGCCGCCACATGATCAACCAATATGACAACGAAGAAAATTATTCTATTCATAAGAAAACGGATACCGATTATCTTTATGGCGGAATCGATGTTGATACCGAAAGAAACAGGAGATATTCATCGGTTGTAATGACCGAGCCCTACATGGTAACGGCGCCAATATGTGATGGTGAAATTGTCGGGTATATGTTTGTCGATAAAAATGGATCGCCAATCACAGAAGCAAATCCATTTAACGCCACCACAAAACCTGAGTTGTTTTTAAAGATAAAGGCCACTAAAAATATAGTTACCGAAATAGATCGCCTGATCAGCGCCAATGATACAAACACAGACATCATTAATACTTTGGTTTTTGGTGATGTTTTGTCATCTTCGAGATATTTGCAATTATTGACAGATGTGAAATATTACAATAACTTTCGCGATGCATCGTATTCTTCTAAGTCTGTATTTATGGGAAGACAGGACGACTGCCTTGACGATCTTGTTGGTATTGCGGCTTCTAATAATTACGGAACCGTTGGCAAGGGGACGCATAAAGAATTTTCAATTCCCGTCTTTGGAAGCGTTATCAACTCTGATAGTTATAGCGATAGCAATATTAAAGTGAATGGGATGGGGTTGGTTTCAAAAATTGTTTACAATCCAATAAGTGCAACCTGGAGTACAATTACTGATCTCAACATGTACTGCTCCAACTATTCTGCAAAAAATTCAAACGTTCCATCTGTTAAAGATCCTATTGGGAACGAGCAAAAGGTTCTGCTCAGCACCCCAGAGACTGCTATTACTGCCATTGTTGATGGTGAGAGATTCATGCCTATGATTAAGCTATCCGGAATTAACGGATATATTAAAATCATGGGGAGGAATCCTTTCTTCAAAGTATCAAGGGCAAAAGACGGAAGGTATGAGGTGATTTATAATGTTGAATTCCCATACTGCCCTGGATCGTACACCGAACGTACATTAATGAATTTTTCTGATTATAAAGAGACTTGGGTTTTAAAAAAGATCTCTTATATCAATGCTGGTCCAAGAACCACCGATAGCACCAACAGGATCGATGTTTCAAACGATCGCTACGCTCCATTTGTAGACGATTCATTCTGTGCTCATGCGCTCTTTAGACAGTATGCGGCTGATGGATACGTGTCCACAGCATCGTTTGAAAACGGGGGCGGAACTCAAAACATAGATGCTTTAACCCAAAAGAATTTAATTTCATACCCTGCAGACCTGGTATGGATGAACGCTTCATACAATCTTTTGTCATTGACAAAATCAAGAGTAGAGTATGCGAGAAGATATGGCACTTATGATGTGTGGATGGATTTTAATGACAAAGACGTAAAGCTGATGGGTCTATTTGACAATAGAAAATGGAAATTTGATAAAGACAGATACAGCTCTTATATTGGAAGGGAAAACGCTTCCAATGTATACGAGATAGATGTCTCCGCTTTGTTCGAGGATTTTACTCAATATCAGAAGAGCGAAGCTGCTATACCGGACATGAAAAGATGGCTGTACGCTTATTTTGCCGGCTTTGCAAACATGATGGCGAACGCCGACATGGAAAACAATGATAGCAAGGTTGGGAGCGCTAACGACATAATCACCGAAAAGATAAACACGCTTTCAAATAACGATTTGACATCTGACCAATCTGAGTCAAACCTTGTCATTGAAATATGGGATGACCTTGCAGATCTTGGAAATAATAATGAGGCATCCGCATCGGTCAGCCCATCCGCGTCCGTCAGTCCGTCGGCATCGGTCAGCCCGTCCGCATCGATTGCTCCGTCTGAGCCGAAGTACGAATTAACCGCAACATCAAAAGTTGTTGCTGGATTCGGAACAGTGTATCAGATAAAAGCGCTAACTGATTTTGGAGATGTTGTCACGGACGATTTGGGCGGATGGATCCAATCAGAGGATAATCTGTCGCAATCTGGAGATTGTTGGGTATATGATGACGCCGTCGTTGGAAGCACAGCATACGTTAGCGATAATGCGAAAGTCAAAAATGATGCATTCGTGTGGGGCGATGATACATCCAATCCGACGGAAATAAATATTTCTGATAATGCTGAAATATATGAGTTTGCCGACATTGAGACAACCAGCACCGGTCTATACAGCGGAATAAAAATAAACATATACGGGCACGCAAAGATTCATGGGCATGTGATGATAAGTGCCGTTTTGGCATCGGTTGATATTTATGGTGACGCTGCAATGTATGACAATGCGTCGGCGTGGGATGGCGTTTCAATATCAGATTCAGCAAAAATATTTGGCGACGGCATGGTGTACAATCATGCAACGGCTTCCGGGAGCTGCCAGATATACGAAAACGCCCAGGTGTACGGATCAAACGTATTGGTGACCGGAAGAGCTTTGGTACATGGTAGCAGCCAGGTGTCTTATGGATCAACCGTTCAGGACGACGCTGATATTTACGGTACCGCTATAATTGATGCTGGTGCAACGATCAAGGATCACGCAGCCGTCTACGACCAGGCTATGGTGTATGGCTGGGACGATATGAACGGTGTGTTCTCATATCCGATCGTGTCTGGTTTTGCTGAAATATATGGGACTGGATCTGTGGCTGGCGCAGCTTTGGTTTACGGGTTTGCCAAAGTATTTGGAACCGGATACGCGCTGGTCTGGGAGAGCACCCAGGTTTATGATTTTGCGCAGATATCGGGAACATCGACAATAGATAAAAACGCTATCGTAAGAAAATGTTCCGTAATTATTGATCAGAACGTCGGGTTGGATGAAATTATAGAAACGGCGTGCCCGGAAACTCCTCCGGTTGTCGCGCCAGGCCCGAATTATGGCAATTGGCGCCCGATATCGACTGTCAGCCACGACACCATCAAGGTCCCAGAGAAACTCATCCTTGACAATGTGAACATCAGTCATATTGCGGACAGTACCGAGGATGGTATTCAACACGTTTTTGATACAGTGAATGGCGCCATATACTATGCGTGCATCGGGTACATCCAGGACGGGTTGTCCTTTAATTTCCCAATCGATGTTCACTACGGTCTTGATAACGATTTGCTTGCCGAAAAGTACAATCTGGTTCTTTATTACAAAGATGAAAAATATGCGTACCACGTAGTCTATATTACAACAATGTCAGACCCGGATTCTGCCGGAAGACAATTGTACAAAGTTTACTTTTATCGTGATAACGACGATCCGGTTCCACCCACCTTAGATCCGATTGATTATGAGTCAACTGATATTGGGCCACTTGCTATTTACGAGCCTAAAAAACAAATCAGTAAAAACATTTCATTTGATATAAATTCCTCATCGGCTGTGGATGGGATCGATTTAAATATTATTCGAAAATTTATCGACATTAAAGTCGATACCGATCGATATGTGTTGAATCAGAAGATGTACTTTAGAACTCGGGTTATTAAAAAGAAAGTGGACAATTATGACGCATCGTTCGAATCCGAGGATGTGTCGATAATTCAATACAATGGAATCAAAATAGACACGGCGTCAGATGAGAACAAGCCATACATTAATGATCCATGGCATGTGGATGGCGGCGGATATGAAAATGAATTCGATTGGACTAAGGTTGTTTCAAAAGAAATCGTTAGAAAGTTGGGCACAACGTATTTCAAAGTAGCTTCGAAGTAAACGAATATTGTATTTTGATTGTGGAGGCAACGAGATGATATCCAATTTAAGATCGAGGTCTATAGAGGGTCACATCGCCGACAGCGCTGGCAATATTTTAAGAAACGCGCAAGTCGTTATAAAACAACCTACTCCGGCAATCAGTTTTACGGTCGACTCCGTACAATCTGACGACGACGGGTACTTTGTATCGAAGCCTCTACCAAACGGAATCTATGATATTTATGAATCCGGCATAAGAGTGTCTCGGGTAATTCATTATGCTGTTGGGGCTGGGATACCATGTTTTAAGGCTGATCAGGAAAATTTTGACATCACAAGGACCGGCCAGTTTCAATCTTATGCAAACGCAACTCCGCCGACCCTGAATCAATTCAAGGCATTCATTCAAATAGAGCCATCGTTTGTCGACGTTTCCTTATATGGAAGCCTTTTCCAGATTTATGATCGGTCTATTTTGGTTAATCCTATACCGAACGGCGACACCAACGAGCTTCATTATATCGCCGCGTTTCACGGTTTTAATTCAAATTCAAGAATTACCACGACACGGTTTGATGTTGAGTATTTTGCTCCGCTCACATCGTTGTCATCAACGTACAAAAGAATTCGATGGGCTGGAGTTCCCGGGATACGTTTCTATAAAGACTCTCGATTAGTTTTGCCTCTTGATTATTTTTCCATAGTTCCAAACCTCCCCAAGACAGATTTAAGCTTTGGAACAGGAACGATTGGTGTAACAGCTTCAAGTGGAAGTTTCTTTATTACAGAAACTGCAGTTGGGGTTTTTACGAATTTATTGGCCGATATCTCCATAGGTGATATTGCGAAATGCCAGATTGAAGATTCTGGCAAATACTGGTATGGTATTGTGACAAAGATATCATCCTCGGGGTCGTACAACCAAATAGAACTTGAGCCGTGGAAGAGTTCCAGGTTCCCGGCAGAAGAAGCTCTGGTTTCGGGCGATTTTATTAAAAGAATTTATCTTTTTGATGGAATGTTTTCCAACATAATGGCCATCGATGATGAGGCCAATTCGAGGTTCTGCGTAACCGAAAATAATTCAGCACAAAACAATTCCACAGAGCTGTATAATTATAATAATTACGTTTTATAAGGGTGGCATGTAAACTTTTTCTACAAGGGGTAACGAATGACGGACTTGCAGTTTAACCAGTTGAATGATACTCAAAAGAAAATGGTGGCGATCGCATTTCTTTTGGATCATCCGACTCAGAGACCCGAGGGGTCTGGACGTTTTTTTGACAAAATTGAAAAATATGAGTCTTCCGCAAACGAGACAAATAACGCTATTCGCCAGGCGCAAAAGAGCATTCAGGAATTAAAGCAACAGCTCGACCAGATTGTCGGATCAATCAATGCGGTATCTATGCTTGTTGCAGAGGAGTTGCCTGAAGAAAAATTAAAAGAATGGTGTATGGCTTTTGATCTTGATGAAAATGGCCAGCCGGCAATCAAAAAACAAAAACCTGTTGGCCCTCCGGATATCGCTGGACACACAGCGCGCAATCAGAAACCACTGATCGTAAAGTAGGAGTTCATAATGAGACGCGTCAATGTTAAGAATAATCTGAAGCAAAGATTGAATGAGATACTTGGAACAGATAGTAGCTCAACCGCTAACGAGCATGGCGCGTATGATATAACCACATGGTCGATTCAGGCGGCAATGCTTTCCAATCTGGAGAGGATTGTCGCCGCTATCGCCAGCGGTGCAGACTACGGAAGACCGTTAAAGGGTCTTGTGATGTCCGTCGATAGCGGTTTGAGATTTACCATTTCAAGCGGAATAGGGTTTACTACTGATGGCAAAATCATAAAATTGAATGTGCCGATTTTTGTGAACGCTTTGCAAAATCAAACTGATGGTGTTGGAGTTTATCTTAAGCACTCTCTTGGCGTGCTCACTCAGTCCTCTGATGCTGGTGGGAAATCAACCGGATTCATAGGATCTGGCACATCAAAAGAGATGGTATATGATGACTTTGCGACAGCTCAGATTAGCTCATACTCACAAGGGGCAATTGATTCCATAGTGAAGCAGTTGGCGGTTGCCCCATCTCCGTCTGACGGGTATGTCTATCTTGGAACAATATTTACTAGCAGCTCCGCCATTACATCAATTGAAAATTCTGTAACTCGCGGTATCGCCGATCCCGGTGATAGTTATAAAATTCTTACAGGTGATATGGTGGATGAACGGGAGATTATTGTTTTGGAAACCGCCGATCTACCCAGCGGATGGGATATGAACAACGTGGTTGTGATTGGTGGGAAAATATACAATCCGACAACCAAGGTAGCGTCAATATTACCCGTTTGCCAAGTTGATGAGATAGATGGGCAGAATATAACAATATTGGTAGACTGTTATGCCTATTTAGAAATCGTATCTACCGATAACGGTCCGGCTCTTCAAATAAAAAATGATAAGCTAAGCAATACCCTCTTAACCGGTAAATACAGAATCGTTATTCAAAATGCACCTTGATGCAAGGAGTATTTATGCATTACGCTCTTAAGGGAAAATATCCAATAGAAACCCTCGATCAGCTTACAAAAACGGCTGAATATTTTGATAAATTCCTTACTCGATTTGATCCAAAAGAAAGAGTTATGGTTGCTTGTAATATTGAAAAAAGAGCCGAGGAACTTAACACATATGTCGACAAAGACTGGATTAAAAATTATTCTCGATTTGCAAATAATCGAGAGACGATTTCTCCAGATTTCCATAACAATATGGAATTGAGAAAACAGGCGTGTTTTAACAAAAAGATAGACATAAACGGAACTCAGGTTGATGCTGTCATGTTGCTGAATCGAATAGAGGGCGAAATCGATAAGCATGGAGGAATGATTGTTGTCGATGAGCTTCTCGATTTTGACAAATTGGCCGGGCTCGAGTATCAGTGGGACAAGTCAATACTTGATCCAATCATGACAGTTTATGGAAGCGTTGTTGATGCCGAGTTCGATGCTGTAAAAGTTGCCGGTGATTATACCGACTATGATATTAAAAAATTGGCACTCGACGCAGACGCCATTTCAATCATAGCTAAAAAAATAGGAAATCGAGAATCAAATAAATTCTTTAAGCATCCCATTGCAACGTCTAAAGAAATTGGATTTCAAGGATCTGAAACGATAGAGCAACTCCTTAACGAAAAAGAGAGAAAGAAAAAGCAAAATGGCTAAGCTTTCTCAGTCTTTATATGAAGCCCATATGATGGGGGATGTTGAATCCGAAAATGTGATCAAATCTCAAATGGAATTGCGTGCTCAAAACGCAAAGCCAAAAGAAAATGTTGTTCAGTTTAACACTGTATTAAATGATGACAGATCTTCCGTAAAAAGAATTTATGATTTCCTCAACAGAGAGTTGGGCCCCGATTGGTGGGAATGGGAAATTGAAACTATCGACCACATGCTGTGGGTAAAATTCTCTGTAGCTCTCGAGGATGTAAATCGAGATAAGGTTCATGCTATTCGGCATCTGTGCAACAACGACCAGCCGTTCTGGGATTGGTACGAGTTCAACCAGTTGGCATTATCATTTTCAGGAAGCATGGCTGATTTTGAATTTCTTAAAAAGCCATCGCCCGGGATGATAATCAATGCTGTGAAGTCTATGAATTATATTCGTCCCGATCGTAAGGGACAGTTTAACGATGATGTTGTAAAATATATCTGCATCATGCTCAAGGATGATGGGATATATGTTCCACCGCCATCGCTATTTGATTTGATATCAAAGAAATTTTCAGAATTTGTTTCTCCGAGAATGAATAATCTATTAACATGGAAAGAGATTTATAAAATCTACCACTCCATGGTTAATAAGAAAACATTTGATGCAACAGAAGAAGTTGAATACATACAGGCCAGGAGAATTTTCTCGGCTGAAGCTGCAGCTCTCTCATACGGATCATGAGGTAATATATGGGCTCTTTTGACGACCTTTCCGGCGGCACAATCATAAGTCCAGCGAGTGGAACCGGATTGCAGGGTGGTGGTAACGTTCAGGTTTCATTTTCTCGAGGATCGATTCGATACGACTCGCCGTTCCTCGACATGACAAGCACTTTCATTCCCAAAACGATTAAGGGCATTCTGAAATTTATTGCGGCATACGTGGTGAGCGATGGGTTACTCTCTCAGTGCATTACCAAGATGTCAGAGTACCCCATCACAGATTTGATTTATAAAGACGAGGATCACTCTGCTTTAAAAGATGATGAGACCATCAAAAAATGGAAGTTGATTCTTGAAGGGTCGATGAACGTTATTCGGTCACTCAAACAGGCTGGCATGGATTATCATGCGTATGGCAATTCTATCATATCAATCAACTATCCTTTCAAGAGAATGCTGACTTGCCCAAAGTGCAACAAGAAGCACACTGCGGATGGACTCAAGGCGAGATTCCAGAATTTCGAATTCAAAGCCAAGTGCCCGTTATGTGGATTTGAAGGAAAGATGGAAGCCCATGACATGAATACCAAGGAGATCAATAAGCTTGGCATTGTTCATTGGGATCTTCTCTACATTGACATCAAATACAATTCGATCACCGGTGATCATTTTTATTATTACACAATCCCGTCCGACATTCAATTTGCGATCCGGCGTGGCGACATGGATATCATAAACAGCACCCGCCTTGAGATCATCAACGCTGTAAAGACACGGAAACAGCTCAAATTGATGGCGGATAATGTATTCCACTGGAAACGCCCTGGACCTCAATACATAGTCCCTGGCGAGCGCGGATGGGGCATTCCGGCCGTTATGGCGGTACTGAAGGATATCTTTCACACCAAAGTGCTGAAGAAGGGAAACGAGATGATCGCTTTCGATCATATCGTTCCTTTCCGCCTGCTTTTCCCACAGGGTACCGGCGATGTCAGCCCGCACGCAACCATCAGCCTTTCAGATTGGCGAACCAAGATCGAACAGGAGATACGAAGATGGAGATCGGACCCGAACTATATATCCATTGTTCCGATACCGCTGGGAATGCAAAACTTCAGCGGGGATGCGCGTCTTTTGATGATTACTCCGGAAATCAGGGCGACAGAGGATACGATCATTACGGGTATGGGGATGATCCCGGAAATAATTCGCGGGGGTGCTTCGTGGTCTGGGAGCAACGTTTCACTCCGCGTTATCGAGAACTCGTTTCTCAATCACAGGGCTGACGCTCAGGATATGCTTGATTTTATCGAGAGGAATGTATCCAATTACATGGACATTCCAAAGGTTGGAATCAAGATGGCAGACTTCAAAATGGCTGACGATCTTGAAAAGAAACGCCTTATGATTCAGATGGCGACAACCATGGGCGCCGACTCAATCATTTCAAAGCCGACAATCCAAAAAGAACTCAATATCGAGCCTGATAAAGAATATAAAAACATTCAGGAAGATTTGAAGCGCCGCGTAGAACTCAAGGTGCAAGAGGCTGAGGGTGTTGCAGAGGCTCAGGGAGCAGCATCCATCATCAATGCCCTGTATGCCGCAGATGCCCAGGTTGAGCAGCAGAACAGGCTTAAAATGAATCAGCAAGAGAGCATGGCGAAGGATGACGTTGAAAGCCAAAAGGCCAGCGATCAAAACTCTCAAGGAGTCGCTCAAGAGGTTGCTCAGTTGGCTTCAAGTAAGGGCAAAGACCCCAATATGATTTCGTTGCCAAGAATGATTCTGCTGCTCACTCAGAGGTTCACGAAGCTTGCAAAGATCGATCCCGATGAGTTTAAGCTTAGAATGCTTGCGATGAAAAATTCAACTCCAAGTCTCTACGAAGAGATATATCGCAATCTGAAGGAAATGAATATTATCGCTGCGGATACTATGATGGGCGTTCAGACCGCAGCAACCGCAACAACCGGACAGATCCCTCAATACTCTCAGGGTGGAGTTACTGCAGAAACCCCGGCAACCGCTGTCGAGACGCCCGCAGACCCCGGGGAACTATTGGATAAGGGAAACGGTCCACTACCAGAAGCGAGGCCGCCACGGTCTCCTAAAGCGCCGATATAAGGACTACAGCAGCCACCCTTCGTTACCTCCGCTGTGGTTCGGGCTGGTCGGGTCGCAAGACCCGGCTGGTTTTACCTGATAGCTAAAAAAAAGTCACTGGGGTATTTCTACCCCAGTGCTACAAAAAGATTATTCTTAGGCTCGGATTCAAACCCGAACCGCATCAGGCTCCCTACTTACACCTGCGGGTATCCGATTCGTTGTGGTCATGGAATCGGCGACACCAATTCGTTTAGCGACCCTCTTGATCGCTTCGAAGCCATACGAATATTCTATTCCAAAAACCGTAGAGCATGAGACAGCCAGCCTTTCACCTTGGAATTCTATAAATACGAAAGACTGCCAATTGATTCCATCAGGATCGATCGGGTCTTCATAAACTTTTTTCAAGTCTACTTTCCCATCGTATGCGTCGTCTGGATCATCGTCATTGCTTTCTAAGAAATCCTTCACCTCTTTATATAACTCGATTGCTTTCATGGAATCTCCTTATTGTTCGGATTTTATCATAATATTTACGATATCCCTTGGATGAATCGTTTCCCTTTCTTTAGAGCTTACTACCGACCATTTGTGAACAGCTCCGTTATTAATTTTCTTTGTAGAATTGCTGGGAGCCGATTCGAGCCCATCCGGTCTTTTTGCAAACACTATTTTCCCAGTTTTAATAAACTGGAACAAACTGACACAATCCATCGCTATCCCCTATCTGGCGAATATCGCCATCCTTAGATGATATCCGCCGTCATTGTCAACCCTATCAACCCTTCCGTCTGTGCGAAGTTGTAAAACCTCACTCCATTCTAATTTTTCGTTATCGTCGCACGGCTTAACTCTCAATACAGTTAAATCGTAGTGTTGAGTCCAATCCGTTCTGACCAACACTTTACCAGTTATATTCTCGAATTGCTTCGATGTCATACGCACCTCCTATTGCTCAGATTTTATCATTTGGCTCCATACTAGTCTTCCAGCCTCACCCCACCCTGCACTCTCTGCCCAATCTTCGGCTGCATCCTTTGAAAGAAATGGACCAACTGGTCCACTGTCAGCCCCGCCATTGATCCATGCCTGGACATACCAGGACACAGCGTCATCAGTGGAATATTTATATTGATAAAACATTCTATCGACCCTTTCGTCCCACGGCATCACAACCTTCCTTGGTTGTGACGATTTGTGTTGCGGGATATGATCCCATAACAAATCGTCGATAAGGTATGCCGGTTTTCCAGTAACAAGTTTTCCATCCATTGATGCTGTCATACGCGCCTCCCAGCGAGTTGTAAGAAGTTAATTCTTCCTACACTATAGTTATACCAGATTTTCGCCTTTTCTAACCAGAACCTGATAGCTAAAAAGAGGCCCCTTTCGGGGCCGATATTTCGACAGAAAGTCTTATCACACCGTTGGGTGTTTCTGACCAGGCTGATACAGATCCTGAGTTTGAATTAACTCTAGATACGATTTTTCGAATTCCTTCACATCGTTTGTTTCAATAACTGAACCGTCGTCGCCCAATAAACGCATTACGATACCATCTGCAGGATCGACGATTACCGGTTTTGTCTGAGAGAAGATGTGTATGAGCATCGATTCTTGACGAACCAATGTCTTAGAATCCTTGACGTATTTGAACCTGATACAACTGACAGACCCCAAAGGTATAACTAGACTTTCGATCGAATTTGATCCGATGTCCAGAACATGAATTGTAGCACCCATCATTTTCCTTTTAAAACATGGAATGCATGATGGGAGGGTTTCCCCTCCCATCCTCTATAGATCCTTTGGTTTATGCTGCCAGGCGGCGCAAAAATTTAATCATTTTCGATACGAAATTGCCCTTCACAACCTGTGAGCAGATCACGCGGACCTTGCCACTTGTCGGACGAGCGAGGACGGTGTCGGCTGAAACGGCCTCATTGACACCGGAGATGCGGAACTCGTAACGGGGCTGGCCGTTGGTCAGAAAGAACTGAGCACGCTCTTCGGTCTGGAGCTGCTCAATGACGGACTTGATTGTCATGCCATCCGTTGCCGGAAGAGAAATCGAACGGCCGCCGCCAAGGCGGAAGATCTCGACTTCAAACGGGTCCAGGTTGCCCTTGACCATTTTGGCAATAACGATGTCGTCGCCATTGTACAGAACCGTATCCTTCGTAACGCGATTGGTCCGGCGCATTACTTCGCCATCAACAAACGCGCGTCCGGCCTGCGTGAAAAGTTGCCCAACGGTCGAACCGGGGGCCATTGCGAATGACTGAATTTCGGTATTGAGCTGAATAATACGAACGAAAATTTCCATGATACAAGATACCTTTCGATTTGAATTTACATGTTAGGCATTGCCAACACTGGTTCTCCGCCGAAACATCGCAGATAGAAAGATTCGGGATACAATGAGAACTGCACTTCGTTCCACATGTGAACCCCTTCGCCTTTTCCACCGTTAAGATTGTCAAGGCCGTAACTAATGTTGAAGTGTTGAATTACTCTTCCCACAGCCAGGCTTGCCAAAAAACTGACTGTAGAGACAATGGACTGACTGGTCCCGCACGCAGAAGCCTCGGCAACGTCATCATCATATAACGTCCTTTTCCATTCTTCGACATGGCCACCGTTATTCGGGTTGAACGAGTAGATTCGACCTTCTCGTAATCCCATTCGCGTCTCGATCAGGAGGTCTGTCCCAAACGCGAACCTCAAGTGTTTTTCGAAGATAGCTTTGCGTGAAGACATCGTGTCTGTTAAGAGAAAAATGTATGTTGACTGGATCAAATTAGATGGCGTATTGTCGTCGACCATCTGATTGTACGCCTGGATCTCGAAGCCGCATTTCCGTAAGATTACCTCTTTCAACGCTTCGACTTTAGGCTTACCGATATGGCTTTCTTCGTAAATCTGATTGGACAGATTATGCGCCTCAACCACATCGCCGTCAAATACTTTCAGGATTCCCTGCCCGCCGGGTGAGTCACCCCATCCCATTTGGGCAAGGAGTAGCGCAAGGTATGAACCTGTCGCGCCGGCCCCAATCAGGGTTATTGATTTATTTTTTATTTGAGCCGGGTCCATAAGACCAAGCTGTCTTGAATAGTCCATTTTAAAACTCCTCGTATGTTCGTAGAAGTTCCTGAACATCTTTGGCGTTTTGTTCATCAAATTTATCAGGTAGGTTCAATTTTGTTTGTACAACACTACGAACACCACTATTGTTGCTAATGATTGTGGCACCATTATTCGGAAGCGGCGGCGTATAGACGCGAGTACGGTTGTATCCACCATTATAATAATCTTCGCCATACATCGTGCCTTGTGCTGTATAACTTTTGGTAGCAGGGGCGTTTTCTTTCTTAAGCGCCTCCACCTTTTCCATTATTTGTTTTTTCTCAGGATCAGATTGTATGACCTCGAGAATCTGTACAAGCTTCAAAGTTGAAGCAAGGTCGGAGTCCAATGTGTTTTGGATACTTGTAAGTTTTGCAGTGAGCTCATCCTCCACATTGACCTCCTCTTGCTTCCACACTATGTTATCAAATTGAATTTGCTGATTGTAATCAAAAAACGAAACCGCCATAAGATAATGTTTGTTCACGATGACGCGAATAACATTATTCTTTGTCGATTGCATTCTTGTAAGGGCTTGTGTATCATCTTGGCCAGATGCAAACACGCCCATAGTGTTGTGGGAATGTGCCCACATAGCCATTTTATTAATATCATCTTCTCTTTGGTGATTAATAAGCCACTCCATGACATCGTTCTCACCTTCCGGTGAAATTTCGCATGTGGCAGATGTTATCAATTGGTGTTTTGGATAGAATATATCCCTCACATAAAATGCGTAATTCTCTAATGTGTCGACGACTCCATAGAAACCGATTTCTTCGGAATGAGCGTCGACCATGCATTCTATCCACTTCAACGCCTTACTGGAAAAGATAATGGTCGGGGGCATTTTCTTTTCAGGTGCAAGGATTTTGTAAGTGGCTTTTTCAGCAACATTTTTCATCATCAAACTCCACCTCCAACCTTAGGGAAGTTGAGTATCTTGGAACCCCACGCATCATTCGGATCGGGGTTTTTGATAAACCGGATGATGAGCTCAACTACAAGAATAATATTCTTTGCAATGAGCGCTTGGTGAATTTGGGCAAACACATTGCCAAAACATATTTCACCTTCTCTTACATGGCCGCATTCCCATTTGGAATTGCCGTTGCCATTATTAATACAATATTGATGTGTCAGATTTTTGATCTTAACCGGACGACCGGCTGTCGATCCAGGATCAGTTTCACATAACAGTAGCATCAGCGAAAGGTTAATTTGCATTTCGCCAATATCAAATATTTGTGTGCGCCCGCGATCATCCGTAATCGGATCGGAACGCAAACGGTTTGTCAGAATAATCAAATCGCCAGTATCGGCCGCGATATAAACCTTTTTGATATCGCCACCATAAGCGCTTAATTGATCGATTTGCGCTTTGACTCTCTGGACCTTTTCATTTTCAACGACCGGCTTCATCAGAAGATTTATTTCATTCTGAATAATGAGCGATCGTCTCATAATTTTTTCGAGCTCGGCAAGTTTGGACGAAACCATTCCGGCCTGTGTCGAAACGTTGTTCCTCAATGTTTTTGCGATCTCTACCGGCACCTGTTCAGTAGGAACTTCCCCGGGCAGAACGTAATTGGCAACGGGAACTATCCCTGTACCATTAACCTCTTCTTCCTCTTCTTCTCCTATCTGCGGCTCTACTATGTTATCAATGTTAATCCTTGTAAGACGCTCTACAGCTTCAGCTACAGGCGCCGGTGGGGTAGGAGCGGTATGTACAAACGCATCGGGAAACCTTCCAGCAGGGGCACCGACACCGCCACCGCCACCGACACCGCCACCGACACCGCCACCGCCACCGACACCGACACCGACACCGCCACCGCCACCGACACCGCCACCGACACCGCCACCGCCATCGCCACCGCCACCCGTTACAACCGCCTGATATTGATATGTAGCACCAATCGGGCGCGGGGCGCCCATATCGACACCAACAATAACATCATTCGGCCTCTGGTGCTGATTGTACGCATTGTCCCATCCCGATTCTCTCGCTGCTGTCCTGATCTCTTCATCAGTAGTTGGCCGCAATCTCCGTCCGGTAAGCGTATCAACACCAGGCAATGTTAATGGCGCCCGCTGCTGCTGAACTAACCGGCTGCATAAATAATCGCCAGCTCTATCTCTTGAGAAATCAAGAGGGCCAGCAACGTTCTGCAGCCTTTCTTTTGCACGTTCGGTAGCTTCGGAATACATAAATGATAATTGCAAAGAATTATTTGCAAGTTCATTAATCCCTGTTACGAGACTAATGACATCTGGCGGCAAATTATCAAATGTAATGCCTGTTCCACTATCAATAATAATTTGATACATCCATTATTCTCCTTAGATTGAAATGTTAAGAGGTATGGCGTCAGCCAACATATCATCAAATTTTTGTTCTGTCTCAGACTTTTCCTCAGGCTTTTGATACAGAGGGTCATCATCCATCAACGCGGTATGCTCAGAAACTTCGGGCCACGAACTTATATATTGCCCCGCACCATCGCCAGTATTAGCGCTTTGCAGGAAGATCAATATTTGATAAACCAGATCGAAAAGGTTTCGATTTTTATAAGCTTCCGTGACACCGACTGTCAGATTCCCATGACATGCGTGCCCGTCTTCGAAGACATGAGGGGCCTGCATACTCGGATTCATTCCCATACCTTGAAACTTTGTATTGTAAATACGAACGGTATTATTGACATCATACTGCGTATCAAGCATTCCTATCGTTATGTGAAACATACCGATATCATGCCATTTCTTTGTTCGTTCGTCTTTAGCATACAGATTCTTGGTATATACATGAACCGTACCGTTCTTGATGAAAACCGCATTTACTTTGTTGATCGCCATCGTATCGTTGAAATTTGTTTTGGCCTTTTCAGCCTCCTTTTCTTCAAATGATTTGATATCAAATGCCGATATCTGATCATTATAACGAGTCATTAATTTTGCAGACTCCATGGCAAGGCTGGTGTATTTTTTAAACAATGAAACCTGCTCTTCGTGAAGAGCTTTAATTCCGTCAAATACCGATCTCGCAGACTTCATTGAATACTCAACATAAGAATCCATATTATCAGAACTGAATTCTTTAAAATATCCGCCATCAATTTCGAATAATTTTTCTCGAGAAAAAGATGTTGAGAATCGATTTCCGATTTCAAGCATAGCTCTTGAGAAAAAACTATTGGTCTCATTGTCGGGTTGAAATAAAAGAAAGATAATGTGTTTATCTTTTACAGCCCATATTGCCCCAGTATAGAAGTCTTTAAAAATCTTGTCATACTTGAAGAATGGGCTATTTTCTCTCATTTGGTATATTTTGGCAATCCTCTCTTCTTTTTCAGCTTTAGAAAGATGATCGTCGCCATTAATCTTTTTAATCCTGTCGTTTGATGCATTGTTTCCACACACTTTAAAAATTTTTCTCAGCTCTTTTCCAAGGCATATCGTTAATCCCGCCCTGCCTTCATAAAACCCACTGCTGGACGCTGTCGGATTAATTATTATAGTGTGCTTTGCAGTATCAACAGATTGTTCATCAGATCTTTTAAATGTCTTAATCATAATGTCAAAGTGAATTGTATAAATAATATTTCTCCCAATCGCCTTTGACAATTCTTTTAAGTCCTCTATCCTGCCGTCTCCCATTCCCGTATCGAATACGACATAATGCCCTTCGTGTTCTATTTTCTTTAAATATCCACCAAACAGGCCTCCATCCATAAATAACAGGTTGATATACTTCTCTCCAGGAATCACCGGTTTAGGAATCTCAATCGGTATTGGAATTGGTGCTATCGATTCAACAACAGCTTGTTCATCTTCCGATGCTGGAACTTCCGCTGTTGCATTTGCAACATCATCATTGTGTTGATGTGCCCCTCTTTCTCTTCCTATACGGTGAAGTTCCTTCATTTCCAATAATTGATTTTGGATATGATCAATCAAAAATCTCGGATACTGCATATCCATAAATTTTTTGAAATATGAATGTTCTTTCACACCACCATCGGTAAGAGAGTAGAGGATTGTTTCATCTTCCCAGAACCGCATAAGTAGAAGTCTCATCCCGCTTACACATGACCCAATCTGGCTAACATGAACATCGTCTCTATCCCCATCCCATATGTGGGTGAAGAAATGATCCAGGTAAATGAAATCATCTTCATCAATGATGTGGACCATTTTCCCGTCTGGCATTGAATATGGCTCATACTCAAATCCAAGCGCAGAAGTGATCCACGTTTCTACGAACGCATACAGTGAATTCATTACATTTCACCTCCAATTGTTTTAAATTAAAATTAAATTCCCTCTATAATTGTTATTACATATTGGGTTTTAAAATAACGTCATTTTTTAATTATTGGGCCAAAGCTTCCGCACCAAGAATCATATATTACAGGCGGAAAAATACCTTCCCATTCGCCATTTATTTTTTTTGCTACGGGAGGGTTTTTTCTACATTGAAACTCACCATCGTCGGTGACTCTTAAAAAAAAACAAATATCGCATCGTTCTTCATTTTCCATCGCCAATCCCCCTTTTTAAAAAATAAGGCACAAGCCCGACATTGATTTTAAGAACAATCCATTCATCCCATGAAAAGCATGTGAAGGCTTTACCCCCACACGCATTTATCTTTGCAATCTGAAACTTCTGAATTTCAGAAACTCTTCCCAAGACCGGTCGTTTAGTTTCAACAAAGACCTCCCCGCTTAATTCTGTTGTAAAGAATATATCGGGGATACCGTCTTCGTTGGCGCTTTCGATTTTGAAACACATACAATCTTTTTGGAGCGATCTAAGGTCTTTGAGGATCTTGCTTTGCAGAATCGACTCACGTTGAGGGGGTTTCTTTCCCATACACATCATCTCCAAAATCAGCTTTAAACTCTTCATTAAACGGAACGAATGTTTGCATCGTCACATTCGGATTTGTTGATAAATATAACCATCCGCCAGGGACTCTCATCACCGACATAGATGGGCTTAATTGGAATTCTTCTCCAATATCCATAGAGTAGATTTTTTGTGACAACTCCATGTGTTTCGACATGCGGTCCTCATCATAATTTTTTGGCTTGAAAGAAAGCATTTTCTTTTTAACTTCAGAGAATTTATCTTCCAGCCAGCATTGAATCCATTCTTCTTTGCTTTCGTAGTCCAACCCTGGGCCTATCGATTCTTCCATATCGACTTCGACGACTTCCTGGTCGTATGCTTCGTGCGCAAGGTTGACGATCACCTGTTTCAAAAAACCCGGATTATTAAGAATGCTCATTTGGCCTCCATCTTTTTTATAATCCTATGCACTGTCATTCTTGTTAAATTGTACTTTTTGGCTATATCAACTTTAGGCATCATTCTCATCGAATAGTCTGTATATATCAATTTGTTCCGATTTATTTTTGTATCGGACACTTTAAATATTGGAAGATCAAACCTCTTCCTAAAAGCAAATACATACTGCCTGGTGACGTTTAAAAATTTAGCCATCTCAACGTCGGTTTTATACGTTTTCTGTAATGTGATAAACTGCGCTTTTGAGATGGTAAAAGGAAGCTTTTTCATATTTGAGATATACCTCTTTTAAGGATTATTTTTTCCATTGCACCTTTATTTTTAAGAACTCTTGAAAGTTCTGATAATGTCAAAGCCAAATCTTGTTTTTGCATTAATGACATTAATGCTATTTCATCAATTGTGTTCTCTGTGACAAGATCTATAACTGTCACCGTTTCTTTCTGGCCCTTCCTGTGCTGCCGGCCCTCAGCTTGATCCCTTGTAACCCACGATCTGGAGTTGCTGAAGAATACTTGATAATTGGAATATTGGATATTCTGCCCGACACCCATTTTTCTTGGGTTGGCAACCATATACAACTGTTTGGCGGATTCCCATAATCTTACTTTGCCAAATGCATCATCATCGCCATAGCATGTAAGGCAAGATCCTTTCCCAAAGGCTTTGTCAATTGCTTTCACTATTAGCTGTATCGCCATGGTGTAATTTGTCCAAATGATAATTTTTCTATCCGATGGAATGTTTATCAATGTATCAATCAATAGATTCATTTTTGGATTTTCATCCAGTATAATCGTGTTGCTTATATTCTTTTCAGATCCGGTAAGTTGATCCATCTCGTAACGTGTATTGATGTAAAACCCGGATGCTATCTGATGAAGTTTGCCCTGCAATGTCAGAGCCGTCTTAGCTCCTATTTGCCCTTCACAAGAATTGTCACAGCACCCCTGCTTATTACATTTTCCGCACATATCATCAATAACAGCAACGAGGTCCGCAGACATTTCTTTATAAAGCTTTTCCTGCCCTCCGTGCATTTTGCATGTATACTTCTGTCTTATGAGTGGTGGGAGGTCAAGGCAATCCTCTTTCTTAAACATGACCGATAGATCTCCAGTTATCTTTTTTATCTCTTCGTGGGCGCCTGGAGAGGCTATCCACACATACTGATCCGGATCTACGGCGTACATGTATCTTCTCCTGAACTCATCATAGTTCGCATACGGGACGGTGTCGGCGCCAAGGAATCTAAATGGCATATAGAATGACATTGTGTTGTTGGCGTGAAGTGTTCCGGTAACGATATACTTGTAAGGAGAATTTTCAAAAAGCCTTATTATTGATTTTGTTTGCCGGGACTTTGGGCTTCCAAGTCTGTGCGCTTCATCGAGAACTATCATTTCAAAAAAACCTTCTGATATATACTCCTCAAGAGCAAACATAGATTCGTAATTTGAAATGTATATATGGTACTCTTTGTTTCTCTTTTTGCTGTTAAATTTCCGGTTAAGAATTTTGTTCGCTTGTTCCGATCCATTGAGAACAACGCCCTCAAGATGAGGAACCTGAACTTCCATTTCTGCGAGAACATTCTTCTTAAGATCGGAAAGAGTGATGACAAGGGCGCGCTTAACGACGCCCTTCTCAATCCTTTTGTCGATAGCCCACAGATACGGACCAGTCTTACAGGTTCCAGGGTCTGCGATAATCGATGCTGCGTCAGAATAATATATGGCATTAAACATTATCTTCTGGTGTGCCATCACATCAGGGTATAGTCCCCTGTAATTATAATCAAATTTGATATCTTTTTCAGAGTATTGATTCTTTATTCTCTGAATATTTATAACACGCTTTTTATTTTTTTCTACTAATTGATCGATTATGGTTTTTGTTGAAGAGTCGCAACTTATACCATAACGATCGAATTTCGAAATTAATATCGATGCCTTGAGAGGTATCCTGATCTTATTTTGATTACGAAGTTTGTCGCCACCCATGACAGATTGCATGGACAGCAAAAGATCCATATCATCACATTCAACCACAAAGCTATTCTTGTCCAACAGAGAAATTTTTACACCCAATTAAAATACCCCGTTTTAATGTTTCTGTTCTCAACAATGCAAACCATTTGGAGGATCTTGTCATCACTCCATTTTTTAATATCTATTACATACCGAAACTCTGTTCCGCCCGAAGTGTTTTTAGAATTTTCCTTAGTATAATTTCCCTTACTTCTCGCATCAGCTAACAGTGTAATGATAAATGATTTCAAGTTAGATGGCAGTATCAGACTCTCTGCTGCTCCATTTTTGAAAACGTCATTAAATATTTCAACGCTTTCGAGGGCCAGCGTTTCCAATCTTTCAGAAATTTGCTTAAACGCGTGAGCAGAAATGTCTATTCCAAATCCGCCATCAGATTCCGGACCGGACAGATCCGATTTTAATTCAGAAACGATTCTTCTCATATTATGAATTTTCAATTCTGCGGAGGAGAGCTCCGAAACCATTTCTGCGTATTCAAGATATTTTTCTTCAAGAGATGCCATCGTTTATTTTCTCCTTAAAAATAATCATTCCGTATGGACATAGATTATCCTGGATAGTAGTTTTGTAAATAAAGTTTGATAATTTTTTGCAAGCGTTTTCGGCTAAATACATCATCGTATTAGCCCTTCCGGTACACACGCCAAATTTACATTTCCTTATGCTAATCGATCGATATGAATTGAAAGGCGTAATGTAACAGTTTAGGATCCCTTTTTTAAAATATTCATAATGAACTCTATCAAATGCTAATCTGCTCACCAATACTTTGTTGTCAAGATGCTCGTCTATGTATTTCTTTGGAAAGACAAACGCTCCAGACTCTGTAATATGCGGCAGGTCATTATACCTTACCGGATCAAGTTTGATGAATTCAAAATTAACAGGTATTATTCTAAATATTTCATCTTGAGTTGAAAAGATTTTTTCAACACAGAATCTAACAGTTTTTCCAATAAACTTTGTCAGGAATGCCGGAGTGCGAATAAATGTGTACTTGTCTCTATAAATTCTTAACCAACACTTAGATACTTTCTTTCCCGTACATCTTCCAACAGTGATCACATACAAATTTTGGCGATCGATCTCGTAATTTAATACTATATGATCAACACCATTGATCGCCTCTAATATTTCAGGATCAAAAATATATAACCTGTTTGATTTTATTTCCTGTTCTGTCATTTAGTTTCCTTGTTAAAAAAATGGAGGGGCCATTAGACCCCTCCCAGCGAACATCAGTATATTCCGAATAGGCTCATAATTTTGATAACAAACACGTTTGTCACCATATGACTAATACATCTGTAAATTAAGAATAGATCAGAAAAACGCATCATTCCCCCTTTTGGTTTGCGACCTCGGGGAAGACCGCAACCTACTCGGGAACTATGCGTTTATAAATCCTTTTCCTTTTGCTTCATCTTGCGTGAACGCTTCAAACATCATTTTGGTTTTCTCTTTTGAAATCGAATCAAGCTCTTCTTTGGTTAGAACAATTCCTTTTTCCTCAAGGAATGTTGCCAGGTTTGATCCGGAAATGTTGAAATAATTAATGAAACTCGTCATTTCAAACTTCTTATTTAGAAGAAGAAGGACTGTGTTTTTCGTGTCGTATTCGCGATATCGAGCGGCCCAGAAATCAAGTTTTGCATTTTCATCAATTTTGATAGGGTCTTCGCATTGCTTGACAAACGATTTACACAGATTGGTAAGACGTTTATTTTCAGCATTATTTGTTTCGATTCTTTTCCACGCCGCCCTGCATTCTTCAATTGTCGATACTGCGCACGCGAAAGGATCGTCAAGCTTACCAGATATCTGTTTATTGAATAATGGGCAAACCCCTTCTTCTCCAAGAAAGCAAGTGTGGCAATACTCGTTTCTTGTCGGATTAAAAGCTGTCCCATCAGTCTTCAGCATCTCTTTTTCTATATTCTGGATAGACGAATTAATCCATTCAAGTGCCTGATTAGCAACTTCTTCTGGATCTGATATTTCGTATTCCACCGTCTGTCCAAATCGAATATAATCAACCCGAACTATTATCTTGTTAAAGCTTCCCTTTGGAAGAAATTTGCATATTAAGAGCACATACGCCATTGTCTGGCGGTCCTCTTTAAGTTCCTTCAGGCTCATCATCTTTCTTGAACTTTTGTAATCAGTTATGATTACATAATAATTCAAATAGCTTATGAGGTCTATGATACCCCTGAAGAACGCCTTATTGGAATTGAAATCATCAAGCGGATTCCACTCGCGGTCGAATACGAGTTTCTTTTCCATCAGAATCAATTCGCCAGGCATTATTGAGAAATCTTTTAGGCTATAAAATCTTCCCATGATAGATCTGGATTCTGTGATCACATCGGCGTCGTTGCAGTTATAATAAGAGATGGCCTTCTCGATCATTTTATTATAAGTGTCAAGGTCCGGCATTGATGGGTGATCATAAGAATCTTCTTTGATGGTGTGGTCTATTGTGTATATCAGATCAGCAACATTCTTCATTGTTGGTAAACACACGCAGATCATATTTAGATTATTGTAAATGAATTCACAAAAATCATGGATATTTTTTATATCCTGCTTGGTTGATTTTATAATATCGTCGGTGAGATGAAAGTTCGTGAATTTCAAAAACTCACAAAGCTTATTTTTAAATGTTTGCTTATAGCACCATTCTCCGGCCCACTCCGCAACTTTGTGGCATATCTTTCCAGTTTGGAAATAAGTTTTATTTGGCTCCTTAAAGCCTTTGATGTATTGCATGTACCATTTAAACGGACACTGGTTGAAAAGATTGACTCTTGAATAAGAATACGACTGAGTGATCATCATCTTCCTATCATTTTCGCTAGGAAGTATCCCAAGCTTCACAGTATTTGAATCATCAATGTCAACAAGTTCTTTGATAAGTTTAGACTCTTGTGACATGATCTCTTTCACATGGGCGTCGGCTGAAAACAAAGGAAGTTCAGCTCTTCGCACTCTTTCTTTTTCATCAAGCACATTGATCTTGCAATGAAGCTTAATAGTTTGAAGAACGTCATATTCAGATCGGTGTGCAGCTTTGTCATCCCAATCAATATTGATCCTTAAGCACGCTGTCTTCAATTTGTTGCTGCCGCTGAATCGTTTTCGACACTCATTCAGCGTGTCTACAACTTTATCAAGTTTGATCTTCAAAAACTTAGAATCAAATGAGATAATGTTGTGCCCAGTGGCAGTTCTTGTTCCGATGAACTCAGCGATCTCCTCCCGTACACCATCAGATAGATAGTTGGGACTATCTTTAACCATCTCCCATGTAATGTGGTTAACTGCTGTGGCCTCGGCCGGAATAAATCCAGCCACTGGCCGACAGAGTTTAGATATGATTCTTCCCACCTGGCCATTGAGATTATATTCGGCAGCCGTAACCTCAATCACTTCACATTTTTTATCATCAAGGCCAGTTGTCTCAACATCAACACATACGAAATTGTAATCTAAACACACAAAATCGAGTTCTGACATTTACACTCCCTTTTCGATATCGGAACCAATCCTTGCTCTAAATGCAACATTTACCTTTTTTGTCAGGTTGACAAGAAATTCAACATCTGAAATATTAGAACAATTTTTCTCTATCAGATAGGTGATACCTTCTGCAATTTGTGCCAATTCAACTTCATCAAATATGCAAACGACTTCCGTCACATCGTTTCTCAAAGAAATGCCCGTACCTTCTTTAACCGCGTTTTCAATTTCAATAACACGATTGTAATACTCTACTCTCATATCCGATTCTTTTACAACTTTCTTCTGGAGAGTCGAAATATCTTTAGCGTGCTTTTCTTTTAGTTTTGTTATCCTTTCCAAAACAATATGTTGCCAGATCCCAAAACCAATAAAAATAATTGCAACAATGATCGAAAAACTCATCCCCGGACTCATATGCATACCTTCCTCCTAATGACCATGAAGTTCTTTTAATTGTTTTAAAATACCATTTGATTGCCCAGAATCACAGAACAAATGGATGTTCATTTTTATCCATCCGTAATCATCTAAATTGTCAAGTGGCATGCCAATCGTCGTCATATACATTTTCAAATTCTCGTACCGTGTCACCCACGAATCCACCACGACGGGTACATCTTTTGTTGTATCCATACCTGCCGCCTTTCTGGATAAAATTGGTTTTTCTACTCCTTTCTTTTACTATAATATAATCATCATCCAACACGTAAAAATGCAGATAGAAATTATTTTTACTCACATGCACTCTTACGCATTTGAATTCGGCTTTTATTACCTCGAAAACCTTTCCTACCTTATCGTTATACCACGAATTTGGTAAAGAACATTTTGCAATTTTTATTTTCACATAAATTCCTTTTTAATTAAAAAAAATGATAAAACTAAAATCAAACTGTAGAGAGTATGTTGGGAGCCGAACGGCCGGCTAGGTGCGGCATAGGCGAGACGATATTAAATTGCGGCGACACAGGCGAAGCCGCATGGCGCAGGAGAAATAGAGACCGTGATTGTGTCAGGATCAGTTGCTAATTTTGGCGAAAATTAGCAACTGACGCAGCCTGAGAATTCCCGTTACCGCGAAGCGTGTAGGGAATTCGAACGGTCCCGACAAATCCGGTCTCTATTTCTCCGGTAGCAAGTTTAATATCGTTGAGCGCCGCATCTAGAAAGGCCGTCGGCGTACAACAGGAGCGATACACCACAAACTACTTATTACGCGGCATATGAAACACATGCCAAATAATCTTTATATCATTTTTTTTAATTGGAAGTTTCTACGTTTAATCCACACATGCCGGACTCTTTTTCACCGGTCATTTCATCAAATTTCCCCATCTTGTCACATGTAACTTTCATATTTTTTCGATCTACACAAAACTTCACCCCGCGAAACGAGAAGTGCATAAATTGATCAAGTTCGTCAGATGAATCCTGACCGATCAATGTTTTGCCAGTTGGCAACCCCTTATGTATTTCTTCAACTTGCTTGACGGACATTGATATTACACATCCATCAGCATTCTTTGGTTCTCCATTAAAGTCGGTTGAATTCTTTAAAAACTCAACAAGATCGACATCTGGATTTTTGGCATAAGTCACGAAAAATGTGACCAACGCATTCCCTTGTTTGGATTGTTTTTTAGCCATACTTCTCCTTTTTTTGGTGCAATAAAACTTGATTGAAATGGTAACGTTACCTCAGCTCATCGAATTCAGATAATTATCCCAGTCTGGGATTATTTGTATTTTCCCCGAAGGGGAAAAGGCATATGCCAGAAGAAACTTCGGGCGCCCTTTACAACTAATATTGCACTTTTTATAACTAATATTGATGTTTCTTTTTGCACGTTGACGAGCGGTGCATGTGTAGAGGCGACGGGACCCCTCGAGATATTCAATAGCCATCCATGTGCTAATTGAATGTCGAGAGGACGGTCCGGAGACTCGAAACATGCTAAGCGTGTCAACGTTCAACAAGAAACCCCCATCACCATTTCCGGTGACATTGCTGTAACAGCAATTTAACGGAGACTTATAAAATTCATTCGCATTACTTGATAGACTTGGACCGTAAAATCGCGAGAGCAAGGGAGAGCAATATGTGTCTTTTCGGCGAATCGAGACGTTAAGAAATGCACCAGAATGACGAGCGGAGCTGGATGCCTAAGGACGGTCAGCTCGGAGCCTGCGAAGAGCTGTAAGTCCTAAGGCCTCCAGCGGCGCAGGCATTCGGTAGCATTTTAGTCGAGATTGCCGAACTGACACATTTGGTCGATCGGTTCGTATACGAAATAAGAGCTTCAGAAGCGATACAGGTGCAGATCGAAGCGCCCGGAAATGAGCCCAGAGGGAGAAGATCCGAACAAGTTCCATGGTACAACTTGTTGTAATAATGGAACTTGGGTCGGATCTGATCCCCGGAGGCGAATTTTAGTCGAGAGCAAACCTGTATCGTGAGGAAGTTCTTATTTCGTAGAATGCTCGAGCGTTTTACGCACGCCGGGGTGATAGCTGTTCTACCTGGGAGATGGTGTATGGAGTGACTAATATTGTAGAGCTTGCGAAACAATATTAGGATCGCAAGTAACCATCTCCAAGGTGCAAGAATAGCGTGGCACCAAAAACATTTACCCACGACGAATCGTCGTAGTCGGAATCATTTCGGTAATCGATTCCGAAAATACTAATGCGATTAACACAACTAAATTGAGAACCAGAGAGATGAGCGGGTACCCTAGGGATCAACCGGTTACCTCGCTGTTGCATCGAGGGTGAGCCCGTCAGCGAACCCTGATGCAACGAGCGGAGGTCACCGGTAGATCCAGGGGGTACCGGGCTCATATCGCGCTCTTACTGTAAGCACAGCCCATAAGAAACTTATGGAAAGAGCAATGTTCTTGTGTTATTTACTATTCAATAAAACGTCAGTAGCCTGTTTACTTAAATCAGCAGGTATTGTGGTGCTGACAGTTTCTGCTTCGGATGACAAAACCTCTGCAGCAATCTCCTCATCACCACCGTCTGATGAAAAATTCACAGCCACCTCTCTTTGATCATCAAGGCTCAAAGGAACAGCTTCCGCTTCAGATGCATCGAAAGACGCCCTGGATGCTTCCAGGAGCTTCTCGCTTGCATTGCTGAGCATTGATATGGTTCCAGCCTCTCCGATCAGCCTAGCCATCTTTGAGCGGGCCGCAAGACCCCTCTTGATCGGCTCCATAAGAGCCTCAATATATTCAGTGGTCGGCATGATGTCGGTAATGAATACATCTTTGCCACCAGACTTTATTTTCCGATGTATAAGGAACAGTTTGGCACCAAAGATGCCATCATAAACAAGTTGTTTGCCGGCTTCCATTTGCTTCACCATATGTGCCGCCTTTGAAAGCGTTGATAGGTTGGAGAAAGTTGACTCGGCGCCCATGATTGTATTGATGCTTCTTGTCTCGAAACGATACGGATTTGGAGCAAGATCAATTGTTGGATAGCATTTCAGCAAACCCATCTGTTTGCATTTGCCTTCTTTGAAATCAGGACAGTCGTGGAATAAACATCCACCCTGTTCTTCAAAACGATTCTCCCATTTTCTTTCACCACCACGGACGATCAAATGTTTTGCGACTGTTCCTCTGCCATGGCTTCTGCATAGCAAACCCTCACTCTGATTGTATTTTGCCAAATAGCTTTCCCACTGATCCTCGGGCTTTTGGTCAAGACAGCAGATTTCAATTCTGCGAGGTTGTGGATTGTTATTGTTAACCTGCTCAAGAATTTTCTGAACTTCCTGGTTTAGAATCCACTCTTTGATCGGTATGATCTCACCTGACCCCGTTCGCTGGTTGCGCGTGATCTCTTTAAGGATTCGGAAGAATCCACACGCTACGGGATAATTACCTTTGTTTGGCGGTTCTTTCGGTGCGTATCCGGCCGAGATCTTGCCTCGATACCGAACGATCTTTATTAGATCCCCATTCTCTTCGTGTGTCATTCCTTTTATCAAGAAAGCCTCCTACGTTGCTGATGTAAAAAAAATAGGGAACGCATACTCTTCTTTTGGTGTCATAATATCGCGGCCGCAATTTCTGACTTTCGGGTTGCCCCTGAGCTTTCGCCACAGTTGAAGAGTACCCTTTCAAAAAATGCAGATTGAGCTCAAAAAGCATTTTTCTTAATTTACCATTTTTATCTGCGTTCCCATTTATACCACCTATACCCGCTGCCAGGTGAGCGTCGATCGACGGGACAGGATGTTCCCCACTTTCATGGGATACTCACCAGCCTGTGATGGTAAAATTTAAAAGTCCTCAACCTCCGGAACGTGAGGAATGTCGGCCGGCCCATCACCATGATCCACGATTGACGCGAATGATGGTGCGGTTGCCGCCGGAATCTGCATATTGCTCTGTTGAGCCGCAGCAGTTGCGTATGTTGAGCTGTGATCGGTCGGCAAAGCTTTCGTAAATGATTTTACGGCAATGTTGCCCTTCTTGTCGTAATCGACAACTGCCATCACTTTGTTTTTCATCTTGTGATCTTTCACAAGAATGAACGTCTTGTCTTTTTTCTCGAATGTCGGGATGAGCCACTCATCGATCCAATCGGGAGTCAAATTGATTTTTGTGCAGCCAGTAAGCGTGATAAGCTTCGGCTTGGTAAAACTCATGATCTTGTCGGCAGTGTCCTGATCAAAGGTATCTCCGCCGGGGCACAGTGTAATGTTGGAAAAGATTGATGCGCCTTTGGGGACCTTATCGGTTCCATCGACGACCTTCAAAACCACAGTCATGTTAAGACTTTTCTTCTCATCAGATATGTAGAGTTCGGGAAATTGACGATCTTTCCCTTCTTTAGTGAATGCGAATGTTGCCACTTCGCACAAATAATTCCCGGGAAGATCGATCGGTACGGTCTTCCTCTCTTCGCCGCTCGCGCCATCCATTGCTGCCTGAGCAGCCTTGAGCTGTTCGGATTTCTGATCGGCAAAAAACTTTCCAGCAATCTCGTTCATAAACACTCCTGTTGGTTAAATGCTTCCATAATTGTTATTACAAGTTTAAAATCATAATAACCTAAAACGGCAAATCGTCCTCAATAACGTATGTTGATGGAGCCATTTCGATTTCAATGGGTTTGTATTGTGATATGAATCCCTCAACATCAGATGATATTCCCTTTACCTGCTCCCAGTCTAAATCAACGATTCTTATGGGACCACCCCTTCCCCAAAAATCATATTCGATTCTTATCGGGTCTACTTCAAAGCCGATAGGCTCAGGATTGAATATCGCGAGTTTCTTTAGAAGAGATGGTGGCACGCGCTTTCCCTTGTGCGCCGCCTCAACCTCTTCGTCTGATGCTCGCAGAACATTCAACATATGCAAAGTAAACCAATCCTGATCTTCATCAAGGAAGGGAAATACGGAATGAATCTGAAGATACAGTTTCATCCCAGGCGTTGAGTTTATCACCTCCGATATCATGGTTTCTTTGTTAGCGTCTGTAAATTCTACCGCCCTAAGAAAACACATGTATTGATCGTACAACAAAGGTTTTGATTCGCACCTTTTGTTCTTAATATAAAAATCACAAAGGGCCTGTATGTTTTTCATTTTCCAGTCAGCCCAATCAATATCTTCCTTTTTGCGCAGTCTTTCTGTTAATCTCTGCAAATTTTTGC